GTTAGGAAGTATGACTAATGGCCGGCAGTCGCACCCTTAAATTATCGATACTTGCTGACACAAAAGATTTAGTTGCTGGGTTAAACACGGCAAGCAAGGAAACACAGACTTTTGGTGACAAGGCAACAGAATTTGGCAAAAAAGCTGCATTGGCGTTTGCGGTGGCTGGTACAGCGGCACTGGCATTTGCAGCTGACGCGGTAAAGGCAGCAGCCCAAGACGCACTAGCACAGGAAAAATTAGCCGAAACAATTAGGGCTACAACCAATGCAACAACAGCACAAATTGCTGGTGTAGAAGATTACATAACCGCGACATCGATTGCTGTTGGCATAACGGACGACGAATTGCGCCCAGCCTTCAGTCGCTTAGTCCGAAGCACAAAGGACACTGAAGAAGCTCAGCGTTTGTTAAATCTTGCGCTTGATCTTAGCGTTGCCGCTGGTAAGCCAGTTGAAACCGTTGCAAATGCTTTGGGTCGTGCATACGACGGAAATACCGCAGCTCTTAACAAACTGGGTTTAGGCCTTGACGCTAACCTTTTGAAATCAAAGGACAATGAAGCGATTATTAAATCGCTTGAAACAACGTACGGAAATTTTGCTGAAGGTGCAGCCGAAACGGCAGCTGTAAAGTTTGAGCGAATTAGGATCGCGACCGACGAAGCCAAAGAATCAATTGGTGCAGCTTTATTGCCAATCGTCCAAGAATTGTCAGATTATGTTTTGACTACCGTTGTTCCAAATCTTGAATCTTTTATCAATGGGCTTACAGGTCAAGGCAGTTTAGAAGAAGCAACTGGGGACGCAACGGACGGTGCATTTAAATTTGGTCAACAAGTTCGTAAAGTAATCGCAACAGTAATTGATCTCAAAGACGAATTAAAAATTGTTGCTGGTGTTATTGCGACGATTTTCGTTGTTTCCAAAATTAGCGCAGCGGTATCGGCGACAATTGCATTGATTAAAACATTGATTGGCGTTTACAATGCTTTGAAAGCTTCAGCAATCATTGCTGGTGTTGCAGGGTATTTTGCACTTAATCCTTTAGCGGGTTTAGCTGCCGTAGGAGTTGCTGCTGCCATTTTGGCTGGTGCAACCGCATTGGTTGGACGAAGTGACGTTAGCACTGGCGATTTAGATGTAAGCGGGGCTGCTGGATTTTCGGGCACAATGCCTAGTGGTCAGTCATTTTCTACTGGCACGACAACGCCGACAAAAACTACTGGCACGACAACGCCAAGAATTACAGTTCCCAGCACCAGCGGTTTGACTACCGCTTCAAACGTGGCCGCAACTGCTGCTGCTGCAACTGCAAACGTAGTGACTGGTTCATTCAATGCTGGTTCATTCCGCGCAGCTGAAGCGGCTTCAATGGGGACAACAATCAATTTGACCGTAACAGGTGCATTTGACAAGGAAGGCACAGCCCGAACAATTGTCGAAACGCTTAACAGTTCAGCTTATCGTGGCACAGGTGGTGCTGGAAACCTTGTAGCGTTATGACGCAATGGAATCCTATTTGGAAAGTTGAAATTGACGGCGTTGAATACACGGACGCGGTTTTGGCAAATCTTGTTATTCGTAGCGGTCGCACAAACATTTATGAACAGGCTCGGGCGGGGTACGTTAACATTCAGCTGATCGACGTCAACCAAATCGCAATCCCAGTCAACATAAATTCAACAATTAGCGTTTCAATAAAAAACACCTCAAACACCTTTGTGCCTATTTTTGGGGGCAACGTAGTTGACATTGGTTTAGAAGTGCGTGACGTAGGTTCAACAATGTTTACGCAGACATACAACATAACGGCGTTAGGCGCATTGGCACGTTTGCCAAAAGTTATCTTCACTGACGCGCTTGCTCGTGATTTTGACGGCGACCAAATTTATGAAGTTTTGCAATCAGTTTTGTTTGCTTCATGGGCACAAGTACCAGGGTCATTAACCTGGGCAACTTATGATCCTGCTACAACTTGGGCAAATGCTGGAAATACTGGACTTGGTGAAATTGATCGTCCAGGCAATTATGACTTGGCGGCACGTGCTGGCAATGCTGACCCAATTGACGTTTATTCGCTAGTCGCAGCATTGGCAACTTCTGGATTAGGTTATTTATACGAATCCAGCACGGGGCAAATTGCGTATGCTGATTCGACTCACCGCACCAATTACCTTGCAGCGAACGGATACGTTGACCTTGACGCCCGCCATGCCCGCGCAGCTGGTCTACGTATTGACACCCGCGTCGGTGACGTACGCAATGCAATTACAATCAAATACGGCACAACCAGTCAAAATGACGTGTCGGACAGCGATCCAGCGTCAATTGCTTTGTATGGCAATCTTGGTCAAGTTATCACGACGACACTTCACGACTCAGCTGACGCCAGTGCACAAGCTGCATTTTATTTATCTTTACGTGCCAACCCACAGCCAATCTTTAGCGAGATTTCTTTTGATTTAACAAATCCTGAGATCGATAATGCTGACCGTGACAACCTAATCAACATTTTTATGGGTGAAGCAATCGCCCTGCAAAACCTACCTTTAAACATGAATTCTGGCACATTTCAAGGTTTTGTCGAGGGCTGGTCGTTTCAAGCTTCGTACAACCAACTTTCGGTCACATTGCTTTTATCGCCGCTGGCTTATTCATTACAGGCAATGCGCTGGAATGACGTGCCGATCACCGAAACGTGGGCAAGCGTGTCGCCGACTTTAGACTGGGCAAATGCCACAATAGTGGCTTAGAAAAGGGGAACAAATGGCAAATCCAACTACTAACTATGGTTTTGTGCTTCCAACGTCAACGGACTTGGTCACTGACCTGCCAGCCGATTTTGACGTTGCATTACAAGGCGTTGACACGCGACTAAAGGCATTGCAACCAGGCACAACGCTTGGCGATCTTGCTTATTCATCTGCAACAGCTAACACCAATACCCGATTAGGCATTGGTTCAACGGGTCAAGTTTTAACTGTTGCTGCTGGCGTTCCAAGTTGGTCTACACCTGCAGCTAGCGGTGGAATGACTTTGTTATCAACAACGACTCTTACAGGTTCAAGCGTTACTATTTCTAGCATTAGCCAAGATTACAAACATTTGCTAGTTGTCGTCAAAGATGCGTACGCAAATGGCGTTGATACACCGTTCATTAGATACAACGGAGACACCGGGGCAAATTACGCCGAAAGATACGTTCGGGTTATTGGCTCAACTGTCTCGGCATTATCAAACGGAAACGCAAACTACATTCGTATTGGTGTAATTTCAACCAACACCGACTGGAGTAATAAGTTTGCAAGTGAGACTTGGGTATGGAGATACACAGATACATCAGCAATTCAATCAACGGGTAACAGTGCAGGATACGATGGATCGGACAAAACTCAGTATTTAGTCGAGCCACGCTATAACGCAAGTGCCGCAATTACATCAATTACTGTTGGCCTTACTGGCCAAACATTCACCGCGGGAACTGTCTACATTTACGGAGTAAAATAATGCCAACACCACAAATTAAAATTGTTAATGCTGAAACAGGCGAGGAAGTTATTCGCGACATGGACGCAGCCGAACTTGCTCAACATGAATTAGACAAGGCAGCAGCGCAAGCCAATAAAGATTCACTTATTGCAAAAGCCACTGAAAAAGCTGCATTGCTTGTCAAATTAGGTATCACTGACGACGAAGCGAAATTGCTGCTTTCATGACTTATCCAGACGGCACAAATGCTCGTTTGATCGAAGTCGCATCAGCTGAAGTCGGCACAATCGAAGAAGGCGACAACCTGACAAAGTACGGCAAATTTACAAAAGCAGACGGGTTGCCCTGGTGTGGTTCATTTGTTAATTGGTGTGCTGCACAAGCTGGCGTCAAAATTCATTCAGTGGTCTCAACGGCTATTGGCGCACATAAATTTAAAGAGACAAACCGTTGGTCAAATTTGCCGAGCCTTGGGGCATTGGCATTTATGGACTTTCCACATGACGGGGTTGACCGCATTTCACACATTGGCATTGTGATCGATTTTGAGCATGGAAGTGACGTTGTGACTTGCATTGAGGGCAACACGTCTGGCACAGGCGATCAGCGCAATGGCGGCATGGTTATGATCAAGCAACGCTCGTTAAAGCGTGACATTGTTGGTTTTGGTGTGCCAAAATTCGTGCCCTACAAAGGCGAATACCCAAAAATTGATTTACCTGCAAAAGTAGTCAAACCAAAAAAGGAGACAAAAAAATGGATAAAGCCAAAGCAATAGCAGCTTCATGGGGACGCTCATTTTTAGCTGCCGTTTTGACCCTTTACATGGCTGGCGTGAGTGATCCAAAAACCTTGCTTATGGCAGGTGTTGCAGCAATTGCACCAGTCGTTTTGCGCTACTTGAACCCAAATGACAAAAGTTTCGGAGTTACTGGGGAATGACGCCGACCGAATGGGCGGCGGTTGTTACATGCTGCATTGGTGTAGTGGCCGCCGTCTATTCTGGCGTCAAGGTCATGGTTCGATCCGTGCTTGAAGAATTTAAGCCAAACGGCGGGTCAAGCTTAAAAGACCAGGTTAACCGCATAGAAGCCCGTTTAGACGTGTTGTTCAACAAATTGATTGACTAGCCTTTACAATTATGCTATGGCAGCCAAACGACCAACTCGCAAACGCGTAGCAACAGTCAAAGACATTGACTATTCGCCGCTCGAACAATACTGCATTGCCTTGAATGAGTATTACAAAGCATTGCGTAAGGCTGGTTTTAGCGTTGAAATTGCATTAGGTATTTTGAGCGACAAAGACGCTTATCCTGGCTGGATTTTGCCTGAGCCAGTCGATCCAAACAGAATCGGGTCGACGGAATACGAAGACGACGACGAATGAAAAAAATCGTTGTTGTCAGTGATCTTCAAGTTCCCTTTGAAGATGTACGGGCAACGCGTAATCTAGCAAAATTCATCAAGGCATTTCGGACTGATGAGGTTATTACAATTGGCGACGAAATTGATTTCAACACAATTTCAAAATGGTCACGTGGGCTGAGCGAGGAACACGAACCGACTATTGGCCGTGACCGTGATCGCTGCGTTGAGTTATTGTGGGAATTGACTCGCCACGTGCCAGAGGCGAACATGGTGCGTTCAAATCACACCGACCGTTTGTTCAATTCAATTGCTACACGTTTGCCAGCATTGCTTGGCGCGCCTGAGTTGAAGTACGAAAATTTTATGAAGCTTGATGAATTGGGAATCAATTTTCATCGCAAGCCGTACGCAATTGAGGGCACAAACTGGATCGCAATACATGGCGACGAACAGGGAACAACGCCAAACGCAGGGGCGTCAGCTTTAAGAGCTGCCCGTTTGCATGGAAAATCCGTTGTCCAGGGTCATACTCACCGTTTGGGCATTTCAACATTTACCGAATCCAGCGGATACAAAATGGGTCGAACATTGTGGGGCATGGAAGTGGGCAACCTTATGCGCTTTTCAGCTGCAAAATACACAAAAGGTACAGCCAACTGGACGCAAGGGTTTGGCATTTTACGCGTTGAAGGCTCAAAGGTCAGCCCGCAAATTGTGCCCATTGAACGCGACGGATCATTTATTGTTGACGGCAAGGTTTTTGGCTAACGACACGCCGCACAACACGCGCAATGCTTGATTTTGTCAGGGTCATGCTTCACCCTTAATCCAGGTGGTAATGGTTGCCACTTAGATTCGGGAGATCAAAAAATGGTAGTTGACTTGCTTGACGGTGAAACATTGTTTCGCTTGCTTATGTTACTTATTTGGTCAGT